GAGGTATCCGCAATGCAAGTGCTACTGTATTCTATCCTATTTGGCATCATCAGTTTGATGATCTTATTGTACTTAAGAACAACCAAGGAACTGAAGAAACCCGAGTCCGTCATATGGATTATGGGGTTGTGCTGTCAAGTTTCTTCTGGAGAAGATTTAAAAACAAAGAAGACATAACATTCTTTGATCCCAACGAAGTACCCGACCTTTACGAAGCTTTCTATTCAAACACGGAACGGTTTAACGAACTATACGTCAAGTACGAAAAAACTCCGGGTATTAGAAAGAAAACAATGAGTGCTGAAGAAGTATTCAAAAGCGGTATACTAAAAGAACGCACAGATACAGGACGTATCTATCTTGTATTCATTGACAACGTAATGAATCAAGGACCATTTGATACAGAGTATCATACCATTTACCAGAGTAACCTTTGCTGTGAAATCTTATTACCTACTCGATCTTTCCGTCGTCTCGATGATGATAGTGGCCGTATTGCTTTGTGTACACTTGGTAGTATCAACTGGGGAGCTTTCAGGAATCCAGAAGATATGCGTAGGGCTTGCCGCATACTTCAGCGTTCTTTATGTAATATTCTTGATTATCAAGACTTTCTGAGTATACAGAGTAAGTTAAGCAACGATGAGATACAGCCGTTGGGCATTGGAGTTACTAACCTTGCCTACTGGCATGCCAAACGTAACCTCAAGTATGGTGAGAAAGATGCGCTAGCTGATGTTAAGAGTTGGATGGAGCATCAGGCATACTATCTAACAGAAGCCACAGTTGAACTAGCCAAAGAACGTGGCAAGTGCCTAGACAGTGACAAGACATGGTATGGACGAGGCGTGTTCCCCTGGGAGCGCAGAGCACAAGGTGTAAATGAGCTAGCAGATTTTAATCCTGAGCTAGACTGGGAACCACTACGCGAACAAATGAAAACCTATGGTGTACGCAATGCTACGTTGATGGCAATTGCACCAGTTGAATCAAGTAGTGTTGTTATAAACAGTACAAACGGCATTGAGCTACCCATGAGTCTTATCTCAACTAAAGAATCAAAGGCAGGATCATTTACACAGGTTGTGCCCGAATACCATAAGTTGAAAAACAAATATCAACTAATGTGGGAACAGAAAGACTGTTCAGGTTATATTAAAACAGCGTCAGTATTGGCTGCGTATGTTGATCAAAGCATTTCAACAAACACATTTTACAATCCTGCACACTTTGCTGAACGCAAAGTGCCAATTACATTGATTGCTAAAAATCTCATGCAGGCACATTACTGGGGATTGAAAACATTCTACTACAGCTTGATTAACAAACAAGGTTCTAGAATGCAAGAAGATCAACCAAAACTTAACGGATATCACGAAATAGAATTTAACGGCACGGAGGTCGCTGATTTAGAAGATTGCGAAGCGTGTAAATTATGAGCAAACAACAATACAACTTAAACACAAAAACAGATTATCTTCAACGTAAAATGTTTCTTGACCCAGAAGGTCCTGTAACCATACAACGATTTGAAGAAGTAAAATATAAAAAGATTGCAGACTTTGATGCTACAGCACGTGGCTTCTTTTGGCAACCAGAAGAAGTAACTCTTACCAAAGACAGCAATGACTTTAAAGAAGCCAGTGATGCTGTCAAGCACATCTTCACTAGTAACTTGCTACGTCAGACAGCATTGGATAGTTTACAAGGCCGTGGACCTACACAGGTATTCACTCCTGTGTGCAGTCTCCCAGAAGTAGAAGCACTGATGTACAACTGGGGTTTCTTTGAAACTAACATTCACAGCAAGAGCTACAGTCACATTATTCGTAACATCTACAATGTGCCAAAGGATGTGTTTAACACTATTCACGACACTAAAGAAATAGTAGACATGGCCAGTAGTGTTGGGGCGTATTACGATAAGCTACATCTAATTAACTGTCTAAAAGAAACTGGCGAAAAGATAGACGAAGCAGTTCATATCAAAGCAATTTGGATGGCACTGAACGCCAGCTATGCATTGGAAGCATTCCGCTTTATGGTTAGCTTTGCTACAAGTTTGGCCATGGTTGAGAACAAGATCTTTATTGGTAACGGCAACATCATCAGTCTAATCCTGCAAGACGAATTGTTACACAAAGGTTGGACTGCATACTTGATCAATCAAGTGGTCAAAGAAGACAGTCGCTTTGCTCAAGCCAAGGTTGAATGTGAAGCAGAAGTATATAAGATGTACATGGATGTTATCCGTGAAGAAAAAGAATGGGCTGACTATTTGTTTAAGATGGGCCCAGTTATCGGATTAAATGCCAATATTCTCAAAGACTTTGTAGACTACACTGCACTAGGTGCGCTGAAAGATATTGGTATCAAATACAATCATCCTGCTCCAAAGTCTACACCTATTCCCTGGTTCAACAAACACAGTGACACCAGCAAGAAACAAACTGCTCTACAAGAAAATGAAAGTACCAATTATGTTATTGGTGTAATGAGCGACAGTATTAACTACGACGAATTACCGGCATTATAAGGAAATAAAAATGAAAGCTATTGTATGGAGTAAATATCAGTGCCCGTTTTGTGATCAAGCTAAAGCCCTGTTAAAACAAAAAGGCATTGCGTTTGAAGAAAAGAAAATTGGCGATGGGTACACTAAAGAAGACCTATTAGAAGCAGTACCAACAGCTAGAACTGTCCCGCAGATATTTCTAGGTGAACAGCTCATTGGTGGGTTTACAGAATTGAAAAGACATTTAGAAGAGGCAGCGTAATGCTATTAGAAAAATCAAAATTTACAGACAGTGACGTAGTTAGTTTTAAACTGATCAACGGAGATGAAATTATTGGCAAGTATGCCAAAGAAGACATGGTCAGCTACACTATTAATAGACCAGTCATGCTAGCAATGACTCCAAAAGGTCCAGCTATGGCTCCTATTATGATGACAGTGAACCCTGACAAAGACTACACAATAAATAAATCAGCAGTGATGTTCAGCGGCGAAACTGTTAAAGAAATTGCTGAACAGTACATATTCCAGACCACAGGTATTCAACCTGTAAGTGCCGGCAGCATTGTAACAGGATAATATTATGGCAGTGACTTTTACCGCATCTCAAGCTATTTTAGCTGTACAAGCAACTGCTCTCGCAGCTGAAGCTACTACTGCGGGGTTAACAGCTCTTGCCACTGCCTTAACTAATTTATCTACAGAGATAACACAGACACTTACTGAACAAGAATTTTTTGGTGGTGGCACAACTACCTATACAGCTGGCGGCGGCAGTGGAACTGATTATGATTCAGCAGCTCTAGTATGGACACAAACTTTAAACTCTGCGGCAAATATTATACAGTCAAGAAATTCTAATTTTATTAAAGCTTCTCTTTCTGCTATTGAAACAGACATTGATGCCGTTGCCACAGATATTGATACTATGGCTGCTAATTCTACAATTATTAAAGATAAACAATCAGTCATAGCTGACAAGCAAACTGTAATAGCTGATAAAACTAGTTCAATTGAAACCTATCAAAAGAAACTCAAAGAGCTAGGCGAAACATCTGGCATACGAAGCAGAGGTCCTTTTGAAGCATGGGGTAATATTTCTACATACAAGTATCTAATTGAGCAGGCCAAGATACTTGACTCTGCAGACAATGCAACCCCAGAGAAACAAACACAGGCATTGGCCGCAGTTAAAAACTATACTGACGCTATTAACGGTAGGTTCAAGGAGTTCTAATGCCAGGCGTTGCAAGACAAGGCGATTCAACAACCACAGGACACGGATGTGATGGTTCTACAACAATCACAGGCCCTACTGGTGCAGGCGCCAAAGTCTTTGCCAACGGCATTCCAATAGAGTGCAAAGGTAACCCCACAGTGGTACATAGATATGGCGGCCGCAGATGCTCTGCACAGCATCAGGCTGCTATAAACGCAGGATCGCCAAATGTGTTTGTTGGCGGTGTAGCAGTGGCCAGGATAGGCGATTCCACAGACGGTGGCGCAATCAGTTCTGGATCAGGAAATGTCATAGCCAATTGACTTGACAAGTTCTCTTTTTTTCTATAATATTAGCACATGAACATCTATATTGATATGGACGACGTTGTCGCCGATTGGATGCCCGCCGCAAGGGCAATAGTTAATCGCAACTGGAATTATGGAGAACGTATTCCGGACAGTGATTGGAATAAGGTAAAGGCCAAAGAAAGATTCTATAGGCATTTGCCATTG